GCACCAACTGCTATCAGCTTCGACCCAACCACAGACTTCAACTATACGCAGATTTTCAAAACTGCTATCCAAGTCTCTGGTACTCTGCAAAACACTAAGTTGCGTACAGGCGACAAAGAGCAAGAAAGCTTAACTAAAGCCCTTAAATTACACATGGGCGATATTGAGCGAGCATTCTTCTTTGGAACTCGTAACGAAGCAAACGGTTCGACTGCAAGTCCAACCCGACACACTGGTGGTCTGTTGTCTATGATAACAAACATTACCGACTGTGCTTCTGCAACTGCGTCTAGTAACAAGATGACTGAGAAAGAATTTGACCGTTTCCTAGTAGAAGATATCTTCGCCTATGGTTCAAACGAGAAAGTCGCTTTCTGTGGTCCTCGTGCTATTAGTAATATGATGGAAGTTGGAAAAGGTAGATGGCAACCTACTCAAATCGACAATGCGTATGGCGTAGCGTTCACTCGTTACACTACTTTCGCAGGAGATTTGTTGGTTTACATGCACCCTATGTTCCGTCAAATTAGTGCTATGGCTCAAGAAATGATTATTCTTGACATGAACCACCTTAACTATCGTTACATGGCAGGTCGTGATACTCAGCTTATTCGAGATATCCAGACTAATGACTTTGACGGTGTTAAGCATATGTACATGTCTGAGTGTGGTCTTGAGATGACACAGCAGAAAGTACACCATCGTATCAAGAACTGGTCAGCCCTAGCATAGGACGACAAGTTTCTTAAATGAGGTACTATTAAGGGGTCGGGACTATTTGTCTTTGACCCCTTAATTTTAACAAGAGAGGATTGAAATGGAAGACAGGTCTAAAAAGCGAGATGCTATCTCTTCAAAAACTTCTGTTAACCAAGCAAAGAGCAAGGTAACAGAGGCTCATAAGTCAATAAAATCAGGACCAAATTGGTCTTGGTATGTCTCTGCGAAACCAGAAGTTTCTGTTTGGGACATCAATGTATCAGGAGAAAAGATAAAGGGTATTTGGGACAGTGATAAAGAGTACATTACTTGGCGTGTACAATCTAACATTGCACCAAAATTTGAATTACATCATCATTTTGTTATGGGAAGAATTATCAAAGCGGATGATAGTGGAGAGTAATCATGTCTAATTACAGTTCTGTCACAACTAAGGCTTTAAAAGAATACGAAGATATGGCGAAGCCTACGGGCGAACCGACCAATCAAGATGCCAACTCTCAGAACCGACCCGGTCCTGTTGACCTTAGAGATGGAATTAACAAACGCAAGATAGACGAAGCCACTAAAAAAACTATTGAATACCTAGACCAAAACGTAGACAGCAGGAATAGATATTCTGGGACTAACCCCCATCTTGGAGACCCGTTCTCGGCTCTCCAAACACTATCACAACAAGCACTAAGGCGTTATGGAGACATGCACCCCGGCACAGTAGACGGGGAAGTCATTATGATGTTCGTAGAGTTTGCCAATATGATTATTGAAGACTTACGTTCTCATCCATATTGGGACAACATAGAGATTGATTACTATACACACCCCACTGAAAGTAGAGCAATCCCAGACAGTATAATGGTTTCGGGATTACTGTATAACTATTCGGTACAACAGCAGAGTAATAAAGTTGAAGCTTACGGACCAATGTACTTCAGAACTATGAACAGGATTTTATATAATCGTAAAATGGGTAACGCAAAGATTGAGATGTCTCCGATTGACAGAGGAGAAGGAAACAAGAAGGCTAACCGTGCTTACGATACTTCGAGGTAGACAATGTCAACAGCATACGCACCATCTGGCGTTAAGGTAAAAGTTTATCCTTACGAAGATTTTCAAGGAATTGATGCTTCAAGGGACAAAGCCGCACTAGACACTGGTCAGAAACAACACATGATAGAAATATCCAATGGCTTTGCCGATTGGCGAGGCTCTATTGTGCGTGATGCGGGTGCGAAGCAAAGGACTTCAGGAGACAGACGAATAAAGCACACGACCTTTTATGGGCGTGATAGAATTGTTTGGTGTCAGGTAGACGGAGGAGGATTAACTCTAAAGTCAGACGAAGACCACATAGTAGAAGAGGTGTACCCTCGAATAAACACTGTGGCTTCCTGTATGTTTAACAACCAAGTTATATTTTTTAGTAGAGACCAGATACCCTACAGGTATGATGGGCAACGGTTCTTTCCTATAGAGCCAAGGTCGCAACCAAAAGCTGCGTTTGGTGTAGCAATTCAGAGACGACTAGCTGTAGCAGGTGCTCCAGACAAAAGAACCACGATTGATATTACTCGTGTTGATGAATTTAATATATTTCCCGCAGACGAGGATGTGTCTTCTACATCTGTACTAAAAGCCGCAGACATAGACATATCAAATATTATTGGTACTGCCGATGAGATAAAAGGCTTGGGTGCTTTCGAGAATAACAGGTTAGCTGTTTTCACTAATGACCAGACGCTTGTCTACACACTACACCCAGACTACACACAATGGTCGATTGATGATAAAGCCAACATTAAAGTTGGTTGTATTAGCCATAACACTATTTCTAATGCAGGTTCAGACTTAATGTTCTGCTCAAGGGATGGCGTTCACTCTCTTAGACGTTCAGATACTAACGGTATCACTATCTTTTCTATACCTATGTCGAATAAAATCGACTTAACATACAGGGCTTTAGTCAAACAGGTAGCTAATCCAGAAGAAATGAGTGCTTTCTTTGACCAAGACGAAGGTCAATACCATGTATTCTTTCCTATTTCTGAGCTATTGTGTACTAGACTTACACTAACTCTTAACCCTATGTCGGGTGGAGAAAGTAAATGGTCAACAGGAACATTTCTAAATGCCATGAATGGTGTTCAATTAGGAGGGGTAACTCTTTTAGGAACTCCCGGTGGTGTTTGGGAGAGAGCAAGAATTGAAGACGTAACAGATTTTAGCCCAGAGATGGTAGTGACCACACCTATATTGTGGCAGGGTGCTATTAACGATGTGAAAGAAAGTTATTCGTTTATATTACAGGCAACAGGTCGAGGAGAATTACAGGTAGAAGCCTTTGATGAAAGAGGAAGGTACTTGTCTGCTATGCAATTTTTAATAGAAGAGGACGGTGCGGACGACAAATTCCCCGATGTTCCGCTATCAAGACAGTACGAGCGTAAATTCGAACACAGATATAGAGGTGTTCAGTTTCGCTTTACTACAAGAGGCAAAGGGTTATTGAAGATAATTGGCTTTGCTGTAACAGTAAGGACAGGTGCATAATGGCTAGACTAAGACAACAACATCCGCAGAACTATGTATCTAGCGGAAACATACATACAGATTTCGAAAACGTAATCCGATATCTCAATGCCGCAGAACTTGGAGACAAGACTGTAGGCGAACTTCTGGGCGTACTCTTTAACGAGAGTGGTGTCTTTAGAGGTCCAGTTGAGATGAGGGTCGATAGTACAAACGGTTTGGAATACCGTGTTGGAACGTACTCAGCGGCAGACGATGGGTGGGTAACACTTGTCACTCTTGCTTCTTTGAGAGGTCCATCAGGTTCTAACGTAGGTACTGTAGAAGGTCCGTTCTTCTTTAACAGGCAAGATATTGAGATAGCCACAGGAGCGGGTGCTACATTTACAATCACTAACGCAGGAACAGGTTACACTTCAGCACCGACTGTAACCTTTTCTAGCCCACAAGCTACAGGCGGAACTATCGGCACAGCCACAGCAACAGTTGGAGTGGATAGTACAGACAGTGCAACCTATCAAAAAGTTACAGCGATTACATTAACAAGTGCGGGTAGCGGATATACGACTGCCCCAACACTATCTATAGCCGCACCAACAACAGGTACGACAGCGACAGCAACAGTTGGATTAGCCGCACTAGCGTCTACTGCAAATGTTTTGTCTTACACATTTGATGAGAACACAGAAGATGTGGTTGTTTACAAGAACGGTATTCTTTTAGCGGAAGCAACTTCTGCGTCTGCATCAGAATATGCTTCTTCTACCTCGGCTAATACTATAACTGTAGCAAGTGCTACTGGTGTAGCTGTAGGAGATAAAATTAGTATCTACAGTGTTCGTGCTCAATCAGTAACAAACTTTAGACGTTCAGACACAGAGATAACAGCCTCTACCAATACCACTGCTTTTGTTCACTCATCAGATGAAACATTACTCGTCTGGCGTAACGGTGTTCTACAAGAAAGTGGAGGTGGTGCTGACTATATTGCTTCTCACTCAACAGCTACTATAACCTTCAATACCTCTTTGGCATCTGGAGATAAGGTAACTGTTCTTACAGTAGAGAACCAAGCACAGAAAACCATTGCGGGATTAATGTTCGAAGACGAATATACAAATGCTAGTGGCTTTATTAACTTTGCGAAACTGAACATTGATAACAACGAAATACCACAATCTAAAGTATCTCTGTTATCCACAAGTTTGGCAGCCAAAGCTAATATTGTTTCACAGTCCAGTACACCTCCTTCAAATATAACAGGAGATTTATGGTTAGATACTTCTCAAGTTCCTAACATCCTTAAATTTTATGATGGTACTCAATTCTTAGAAACATCTCCAGAAAGTTCATTACCTACATTCGTTGCTACAAACGCATCGCAGTATGTTCGTGTGAACGGAACTGGTACGGCACTTGAATATGGAGCACTAGACCTTTCGTCTGTTGTTCCTAAAACATTTCGTGGTGCTACAAACGGAGTTGCTTCCCTAGACAGTGCAGCAAAGATACCTACATCACAGTTGCCAGAGATTTTTGGTACGCAGACATTGTCATTTTTCAATGTTTGGGAGGATGCTTCTGTAACAGTTAGCAACAAAACATACTTTGTAGGAAAGGTTTGGAAACACAAACTAAGACTAGATGGTATTACACACAAATTAGCCGCAGGTACTTGTACAATTCAATTATCATTAGACGGTGCAACCATTGGTAGCTCGTTCTCTGTCTCTACAAGTTCAGCATCAGTTAATATGCCAACCACTATTGAAATAGACGGTACTGCTACTGGCAGACGACTAGAGTTGGTAGTGACAAACGCATCTGGTGCTAACAGTTTAGAGGTCGGAATAGCTGCGGCAACACTATCGGTCTAGGAGTAAAGTATGTCTTTTGCAAATCAGCTAGATAGATTAGGAAGCTTTGATGCTTCTGATATATCAGAGAGCCAAGAGTTTCAACAAGATGCTGTAAACGACACAGTATCAGCAAAGCTTGAAAAGGGCGAAATCGTAATCAATAAAAAGATTTACGAAGACCCTGACATGCAACCAGTTTTAGAAGCTCTATTTGCTAAGATGATAGAAAAGGGTCAGAACCCATTATCAACTATTGCAGGTATGCCAGACCTTGCAGACGACATGGGTGGTCAGTACGACCCAATGGCTGTTGGACAAGTTGGTAGCGATGGAAACCCTCAACAGTTTTTCTTTAAATCAATTTGGAAAGCTATTAAGAAAATAGCTAAGAACCCAATCGTAAGAACAGCAATAACTATAGGGGCAACCGCTATTGGCGGACCTGCTGTAGGTGCGGCTGTATCTGGAACAATGACAAAAGCCGCAGGTGGTTCTTGGGGTCAAGCTCTAGGAAGTGCCGCAGGAACATATATTGGTAGCTCTATCGGTGGAGGTACAACTGCCGCAGGTGCGAAGCCTAGCTTCGGGGCTATGGGTTCAACAACAACTGCCGCAGGTTTATCTACTGGAACTGCCAACACAATAGGTAGTCAATTAGCTTCGTCTGCATCGGGTAGCGGAATGTTCTCAGGTCTTTCTGGTGCTCTTCAAACTGGAATTTCATCACTTCCTTCAAGTATAGGCACTGCCATTGGCTCTGCTAACGTAGGCTCAATGATTGGGTCTAATGTTGGTGGAATGGTTGGAACTATGGCGGGTGGATATATAGACCCTCCTGCAATCCCAGACAGCATGATGATAAA